AATCGGTGAAAGTCCGGCCTTGCCACACCGGATCTCTATCGCTCACCAAGAGCTGGGATCCGGACTGAGTGCGAGGCGTCGCTCTAAGCTGGGGGTCAATAAGACCGTTACCGGCCAAGTCGACGCATCCAAACCCGCACCCATATCCGCCTATGTGGTGGTGGATTCCCCTATTGGGAATCTTACCTCACTAGCTGAAGTAACCAACGCCGTTGCGGAGTTAATGAGTCTTCTTGCCTCAAAAGGCATGTCGACTACAATCCTCTACGACGGATCTGGTTATGGAGCCGAAGCTCTCATCAACGGGTCGCTCTAAGAGTCTTTTCAAAAAACTCTTACGACCAATACGTAATGAGAGAGATCAACGGGTGTGCGTTGCCTGTAAGGCAACCCGCAAGTTGATCTCTGTGTTCATACGACTATTTTGGCGCTAAGCCAAAATGCAGCCAACGGGACCTGGTTAGGGACGAGAAGTCCGCCAGGTTCTTGTTCCTTGGGGTATATTTCCACCCGGAAATATATCTTTAGGGCATGACTGGGGGGTGTGATCTGTTCCGAAAGGACTGGTTGCTCCTCCCGGCTGTGGTTGTAGTCTTCGTTCATACTACGGGATAGTGTTGTTGCGCATGCTCTAAGATCAGATACCTTATGGTACTGGATAAGAGCTTAGATGATAGTATAAACCTCATCGTTGCGCTTCTGCATGACATACAGTCAATACGAAATGACGTGTTTGACCAACACGCACTTAAGCTGACAACTCGCAAGTTGAAAGCTAGGTGTGCTATGGAAGGGATAGGATTTTTAACAAAAACCCTACCTCGTCTAGGCAAAGCTCTCGATAGAGCTTTACTAGGCAAGTATCCGCTGGACTCAGTAAAGCTTGGATTTAAACCCAAGCAAGGCTGTAAGTACCCCATGTTTATGGGGGAACTCTTCCAATTGATACTAGATCAAGACGGCATGGTCCTTCAAGGTCCATGCATTTCGAGCATCAAGCTCGTAAGGGACGTTTGTTATTGTTTCTACAAGTACAAACTGCCTTACACTAACGACCAAGAACAGAAAGTCCTCGACGGCTTCATAAAGGCCGAAGAAGATATTCGTTCGTTTCACGTTCGCTACAACACATGCGCGGAGATTTTGAGTTACAACTGTAACTCGATTTATCCCCCTTGTGCTGATGGAACGTTTCCTGATCAACCCTACTTGGACCCATATGTTGAGGTCCCAGCAGAACAAATCAAGGTTATTCGACGCGCACGCAAGCTCTTATACAGAGTCTTTCGTGGATTAGACTTGCAAGAGATTCGGCCCAAACATGTGCCCGGCCCCGTTTCCACCGGGGAAAAGATGTCTGAGAAGTATTGCTTCTCGAGCGTCTCTGCTCGTCTGTTACGGCTATATCCTTTTGATGCCTATTTTCAAGCATCAGCTGGACATACCTGTGACACCGTTGGAGTAGCTTGCTACCCCAACACTACGGAGGTTCCGGCCAAGGTTATCCTTGTTCCGAAAGACTCCCGCGGGCCCCGTCTCATATCTTGTGAACCACTGGCAAACCAGTGGATCCAGCAAGGTCAGATGAGGGCCATTGTGGAACGAGTCGAACGTCATGCCTTAACTAGGTATAACGTTCACTTCACAGATCAACAACCAAACCAATTCGGAGCCTTATTAGGCTCTGAGACTGGAAGGTACGCGACACTTGACCTTAAAGAGGCCAGTGATCGTGTGACTGTTGGTCTTGTTCGCCTCTTGTTCCCAGATACGGTTTATCCGTATCTAGCAGCAAGTCGCAGTCGTGAGACGCAGTTACCGGACGGAAGTAGATTAAAACTCAATAAGTTCGCACCAATGGGGTCAGCTACATGCTTTCCCATATTGGCGTTAACCGTTTGGGCACTACTTACGGCCAGTACTACTGATGCGGATACCCGAGAGGGTATCTTAGTGTATGGAGACGATGTGATAGTCCCGGCGGAATTCGCTGAGTATGCTATCGAACAGCTCGAATCATTTGGGTTGAAAATCAACCATGATAAGTGCTGCGTGACTGGATTCTTTAGAGAATCCTGTGGTGTTGACGCCTATAAAGGCAGGAACATCACACCTATGCGTTTCCGCAAGGTGTTACCAACGTCCCGTTGCCCTGAGTCCTACGAAGCGTGGATAGCTTACGCTAACACTGCTTACGATAGGAAGTACTTCACCCTCTACGAAAAGATCATAGACCGTCTATACGGTATCTATGGTCCGATCCCGAGTGTGGATGACTTCGTTTACCAAAACGAAGCTCCTGCTCTGAGGTTTGTACCTGATAACTGGAGGAAGTTGCCCCGTCGAACAAATAAGTCTCTTCAAAAAAGAGAAATACGTTGTCTCACGGGCACTTCTAGACCATTTGAAGAATTAACTGATGGTTGGTCAATGCTGAATCGGTATTTCGCCGAAACAGGTCGACCTTCTGACAGCTACACTTCTGGTCCTCCCGCTCCCGAAGAGGGGGCCCCGGCGCTTTCGATAAAGAAAGCGTTTTCAGTCAGTTCATACACGAAGCGTAACGCATTAGTTTTGCGTTACAGCTGGCG